TTGATAATTCTAATTCTACTCCCATATAATACCCTAAGATACCACTTCCATCTGCGTTTTGATTCTTAGCACTAAACACATATTCTCCTACTGTAAACGAATCATCATCTGTTACGGTTATTAATTTTGTAGTAGGTGTGTTAATTATATTTAATATTGTTGTGCTATCTCCGTTTTCATTTAACAATAAATCTCCTACAGAAACATCATCAGGTATTTGATTAAAAAACAATACGTTATTATTACCAAAAGATTCTATATTGCCTATGCCTTGTACCGATAATGTGCTATAATCTATTGTTTCGTTATTTGTTCTAATGTAGTTTCTATACACTCCTTCTTGATACCTAAAATCACTTAGGTTAATTAAACCTTTTTGTAAGTTAGTTTCTAAGGTAGCTTTCCACGCATCTGTACCGTCTGTTTCTAATGTTTTATAAACCTTACGTTGGTATGGCTCTTGGCTGAATATAAACTTAACTTTACTTGTTACATCTTGTCCGTAAAACCTATTATATATACCAGATTCTCTGTCGTTATGTAAGTATAAATTACCATTATCAAAACTCACAAAATTACCATCGTAAGTAATCATTTCTTCTGGGTTAAAAAATTGCTCTGTAACCCAACCACCACCTTGTTGATTAACGCTGTTTTTATAGCCAACAGTTATGTAGTCATTATTATATTTTACGTTGATAAAATAAATATCATTAAACTCATCGTAACAACCTATTATTTCATCTATTGTGTTTTCCGCAAACAGGTTTCTAAAGAATGACGTAAAACCGTCTGAACTTATTTCAAATATACCATTACTGCCTAACCTACAAACAACACCACGTTTCTTATCTGAGAAATAAATGTAGTTTTTATTAGATGCAAAACTTCTAGGGTCTTTACTTATGCCATACTCTCCTGCATAAGGCACTTGTTGTCCTAAAACATTTTCTGTTGTAGATACATTTGTAGTACCGTCTGCATTAAATATTTGTGTTTTACCTACTAGCACATAAGACATTTTATCTTCCTGTCCTACTATAATATTTGTATCTCGTGAGAATAGTTTTTGTATGCTTCCGTAAGACTTCTCTATGTCGTCTTTAAAGTTAGCAGTAGATAGGTTAAATTCATTTAAGCCATTTATACCAGAGTTATCATTGAAATCAGAACTACAAAATGTTATATCTGCAAATCTGTTTAGTTTTCTATACTCTGTTTGCGAAACACTTGTAGGACTAAAGTCTATTACCAACTTGTTTTCATTAAATTGGTCTTTGTAGCTAACGCTCTCAACTCCATTGCCTTGTGAAAAACAATTAAAGGCTTTGTTTAAGTTGTGTACTTGTTGTTCGTGTTCGTTGTTTATTATATCGTAAGTTTCAGGAGTTTCGTAAAATATTTCTTCATCGCTTACTTTTTCGTCTTTCTCAAAGGCTATTAAGCCATCTACAGACCTTAAAACAAATTCTATATTAAGCTTACTTCTTTTTGTTGAACTACCTGCTTTAGTACCAAGAATAATCAATCTATAAGGCTCTGTATTATCTAACTCAAACCCAAAACCAAGTATATTTAATGGTACTCCATTTTGGTCTCGTAACAAATTAGTTGAACCTGTTGTAAACTTACCACGCTCTACCCAAAAGTAAAATATATCATTAGGGTCTGCTTCTGATTGAAAACCACCTAAAGGTAATGTTCCGTTTGTTGCTACATCTGCTGATGTTATAAAGTTTTCAGGCTTAGGTACAGCTTGATTCATAAAATCTCTTACATTGTTATAATCTTGATTAGCTACAAATCTTTTAGAAAATATATCTATTAAGGTATCTCCACGTCTATTTCTAATTTCCTTAAAATCAAATACTGTTCCTGATTTTATTTCTTTATGGCTAACAAAATTACCAGATGCGTCTAGGTTTGCAAAAATAGATGGATTTTCTAAGTCAATAACTAAAGACGGAAATCCTTGTTCTGTTCTGTTTATAGCCGAATAAGAAACAAACTCATCGTCTGCATAATCAAAGAATAAACCACGTGGCTTTATTTTTATATAAGTACCACGCTCTTCTATAATTTCATCTCCATTTTCATCTACATTAGCATCTAAAAAGTTTTCTCCAAAGGTTTGTTTATCTAAAATCTTAACCTTAATTACAGACTCTAATCTATCATCTGCATCTCGTTTAAACACTACATCATCTCCTACATTAACTTTATTAACATCACTACCTTCTAGCTTTATCCAACGATAGTTTCCATCAACATAAAATATGTTTGAGTATAAGGTTTCCCAATCTCTAGTTTTCTTTATAGCAAACTTGTAATATTTAGCCCAAGCAGGTGGTTTTTGTGTACTAGGTATTGTAACCTTAATTACGTTTTTGCTTGCTGATTTGCTAATGTCTACAAATGTAGTATTGTTTAAAGAATCTAAACCTGTTGTCCTTCTTCCTTCTTCGTCTAAGTATAATTGCACTACTTCATAAGTACGATTAGATTTCATAGACGAACTGCCTGTTGATGATGACGCAGATGCAGAAGTGTTAGAGTTTTTTAAGGTAGATACAATAGTTGTGGTATTTCCTGAATCGCTATAAAATATTCTAGGATATTCTATTCCTATTTCTGTAGGAGATTGCAATGTAAGTGAAAATGAGCCTGCACCAAAGTTTTGACTGAAACCAGATGTATTAGGCGGTCTATCAACTTCAAGTGCCATTTTATTTTTAAACGATTGCAAGGCGGATTGAAAACCAGAATCTTGAACTAAGTCAGAAGCACTATTTATTGTGTCAGGTAAAACGTACACTAAACTTGACTGATAACTAATATTGTAAGAATCATCAAAAAATGAAAAATCTATTACTAAAGTATTATTTTCTTGAAAGTCTACATTAGATAAGTCAAAAACAATTTCTCTAGGTGCTAAAGACGTTCCACCGCTTGTAGGTATAACCACATCACTTATAGGTATTGATTCTACATCTACACTAAAATCTATCTTACATTTATCTCCGTTAGCATCTACTAAATTTCTTTGCTCATTATAATTACCAAAAAACAATTTATTATTAGCGTAACATTGTGCTACACTTTTCAAAGGTACGTTATCAAATACACGATTGTATTCTCTGTTTGGTAATACTCGGTATATTTTGTTGTTTGTGAAGTTAAAAGATTCTGTAGAATTATTAGAAAGATTATTTTCGTCTTTATTTATTGTTTCAATTATTTTCCAATTTTGAGAATTAGACTCTCTAAACAATAACTCAACTGCTTCTACATTTTCATCTCCTGTTTCGTAATTAATAACTACTGCATTATATACGTTAGACATACCTAAGTTTTCGTAGGTGTCAAAATCTACATTAAATTCAGTAGGTAAAAAAGCATATTCACTAGATGATGATTTAGCTGAAAAATAACCATCTTTATAAACAAACCTATAAGCAAAAGATATAAATTTATCTTCTAATTCATTGTCTGCATCGTCTGATATATAAGGCTCTATTATAGGTGCTTTAATTGGTGGTCGTTTAATTAAGTTTAAATCCGTAGATAATATTTCGTCTAACAAGTAATTCTTGCATCTCTCTACATTAATTATTCTAGGTGGGTTATCATCTCCACTAAATGCTATTAAGTCTGAATCATCTTCGTTATTTAGCTTATAACTAAAAGCACACGAAACAACTTTAAACCCATTGTATTGAAATCCTGATGCAGTAGAGTATCTAATAACAGGAAATTCTACATTAACTGTATTTAAACTCTCTTGAAATATAGAGTTGCCACCAAAGACTATTAGTTTTCCTGTGTTCGGTTCTATTTCTAGTAAATCGTTGTCTGATAATAAAAACGCATTTAATGCGCTCTCAAATCGCTCTTTTGCCGATATTTCTGATGTGCTTTTAAATGTATGCTTAAATTCTCTAAAGTATTCGTTGTTATTAAAATCTTCTAACTTAAAAAACAATCTTATTGTAGCACCTTCTGTTAAAGATTGTCCTACCGCAAATTGAACTTGTGCATTTTCTGCAACTATTGACTCTTGTGGTAAATTAACACTTACTACGCTTCCTGCATCTGACTCATTAAAGTAGTTTTTATCTTCTGAAACAGATGATTTTATAATTATATCTGCATTAAGAATAGGTTTATCAAAGTTAAGCAAACCGCTTCCTTGTGTTGTTTGTAAAACGATTTCTGTTTTTTCTGTATCTACATTGTACTCTAAAATTAAGTCGTACTCATTAGATTTTATAAAGTAGTATATTTTGTTTTTAGCTTGATTTGCTACTGCTTTTAACACAACAGGATTAGTTACAGATAAATTAGAATTATCTACAATGTCTAATGGATTCTTAGACTTTACTAAACTTAAATCTGAAAGCAATTTATTTGCTAATGGATTTTCAATAGAACCTTTATCATCTCCTTCTGACGAAACTATTATTGCATTTTCTAGCTTACGTACAGAGCCATTAGGTATTAAACGCTCATCCGCATCTCTATTAATATTTCCTAATATAAAATTGTTTGTTATCTTAGTCATAGGTTATTTTATCCAATTATTTCTACCTTTCATTCGTTGCACTAATTGATGTAATTTGTAATTAGACAACCTTAGCTTGGCTTTTTGATATTCTCTATTGTAGTCTTTTTCTGCTCTACGAACAATATATTCTGGTATATTTATTTTATTAGCTAATAATTGATGTCTTATGTACATATATAAAGCTATTTCAGCTAATTTATGTATCTTCATTTCAGAAACATCTGCACTCTCTAAACCATCGCTTACATATTCTAAAACAACTACTCTACTAGGTAAATCTGAACTAAACCTAATGTAACCATCTTGCTTAGATATAACAAACGTACCATTTACGTTAGCTAAGGAAGTGTCTATGTTGTATTGGTTTCTACGCCTATTCATATTATCTTCTTCGTAGCCACGTGCTCTGTAATTAGCATCTTGTACGCTTATGTTTTGTGAGTTATCTTCTGTAATAGATGAACCTTCTAATGCATTTCCGTCTTCATCAAATAATATTTTGTACTCATTGTCTTGTAAGTAAGCTTTAACAATTCCTGTTCTTGTAGATTCAATCATAGGTCTAAAATTACCTTTGCTGTCTACCGTAGATATTCTAACATAGTTAACGTAATCTTGTGGCAAAGTAAACCTTAAATCATCTCCTACTTCTAACTCTAGTTTTTTAATCTCTTTTAATGCATCGTAATTTAGCTCTTGTAGTCCTTTTTTAGCATGACCTATAATATCATAACGCCTTACATTATTAATTAATTTATCATCGCCTACGTACCTTAAATTGAATGTGTCAATAACTTTATCTAAAGATATGTATTGATAATTACCATAATTGTCGCTTGATGAATAATATTGTTCTGCTGTGCTATCTAAACCTGCCATTATTGTCTTTCTTTATTGTTTTTATCTATTTCTTCTTGCTTAGATACTTGTAGTACATCTGCATCTCTAATGCTTAAACCTAAATAAGATAAAACCTTTATAGTAACCGCTACTTCATCGCTTGGGTGCAATTCTAAATCTTGAAAGTCAGGAGCACTCGGGTTGTATATAGGGTTTCCTTGTACTGTTGAAAAAGTCCACTTAGGTGCTTTAGGTCGTCTAATGTAAAAGACTTCTACATTATCTTCTATTGATTCAGGATATAAGATTAAATTACCACCATAATCTACATACATAGGGTATTTTAATGTAGGAGATGCGTAGTTTTCGTCTTGCAGTAAGTTGATTATAGATTTAGGTGCTTTTTCCGCTATTTTATTATTAAAAAACACTTGTTGTACTCTATATACATCTAAGCCTATTGGCTCAAATGCTCCTGTAGTATCGTTATAAGTATAAGCATCTCGCTCTGCAAATACATCTATTTTTTCTTCTATGTTTTTAGGTATGTCAGAATATTCAGAATTACTCATTCTATTGTTCTGCATATTAATCCAACGATTATAATGATAAAAGTTTTCTTCAAAAATAGCAAGTTGTGCTAAACCAACTAATCTATTAAATTCAGAAGGACTTACAAAACCCCTGTTTTCCTTATTCATAAGGGTTAAGGTAGTGTTTCTTACTCTGTTAATCATAAAAATAGCATTTATACAAAGATACAAAATAAAAAAAAGGGCAACCGAATTAACGATTGCCCTAGTATTAAACAATACACAAACTACTATGCTACCATTTTAACAAAGTTGTTTCTACCTAAAGTACATAATGCACGCTCACTCAAGAAGTGAAGGTCATTAGCATCTAAGTCTGAATTTGATGCACCTACTGCACCACCTACCATCCACGTTCTGTAACGTCTATCTTCTGTTGGAGAAGATAAATATTTAACGTGTAAGAAAGGTAATGTTGCATTTTCACCCATAACTTCATCGTAAACATTAATTGTACCTGCTGGGGTAATAACACCGTTTACTTTTCCTGTTCCTGTAAAACCACCACGAGAAGTAATGTCGTTTAAGTATTTCCAAGAAGTTTTGTAAAATTCGTAATCTCCACGAATAAATCCTCTGAATCCTAAATTCAATGCCATTTGCTCGCTGTTACCAAATACACCATAAGATGTACCGTTTTCTCCGTAAGAGTTTTGAGCAGCTAATAAATCATCAATAGCTAAAGACTGGTCTCTATTATTGAAAATCATATTTTCTGAAATAGCACCTTGAGCATCTAAACGCTTTAAAATGCTATCAAAATCTTCCATAGCATCTACTATACCATCAAATACGTTAGCTTCGTCTAAAGACTCGAAGAAACCTTCTGTACCTTTTTTACCTGCACTAGCAGCATCAGAACCTGCTTCTACAAGTTTACCTTCAATCATAGAAGTTTCAAGCACGTTGTCAAAACGCATACGAGTTTGAGACCTAGATTTTAAGTACCAGTAGTAACCACCTGATTCTACATCTTGAATCCAACCAATTTGTGTAGCATCTGTACCATTAACAGAATCTTTATCTTTTATGATAATAGGACTGTTCTCGTAGATGTCTGGTTGCGCTTCTAAGCTTTCGCTCATACCGTTAGTGCCTTTACCAAATTCACTACCGTACACAAAACAATTAATGCCTGTAGTACCAATAGTAAAACCCCCTGATAAGTTAGATACTGCTGTAAACGTATCTGCATCTGTTACTACTGTAACATAGCCTACATTTTCTGCTGAACCATCATTAAAAATAACAGTTTCACCTACTCTAAAATTGTGGTCTTCTAAAGTAAATACATTAGCTGTACGAGCAGCACCTACACCCGCACGTCTTAAACGACCTTCTTCCGACCATTTAATAAGTTGCGATGTACACGGTACTTCACTTGCTGTTTGCTCTAAAAACCCTTTAATAGACTGACTACCATAACGAGAAAACTCTTCGTTAACTGTATCAGGTAAAAATTGATTTTCATAATTTACTACATCTAAGTAGTTGCTTGCCAAAACTTCTTGAGTTGGCGATGGGGTTAATTTTATCCCTGTTGAACGTAATGCCATAATTTTTTATTTTTTATCTCTGTTTAAAACCAAATGTTCTTGTTTTGCTCTCCACAGCTTTCAAACCTTTTTTAGCTTTAGACATATCAGGTGCTTTTCTACCACTAAAGTTTATATTCTTTGAATCTTTAGCATCGGATTTAACAGCATCAGCTTTACCTTGTTCGTAAAAATGAACAGCTAACTTGTCGACATTCATAGCTGCATTTAAGGCTTTATGATACCCTTCTAAATCTACTAAATTACCTTCCTTGTCTGTAAACTTTGCAATAAAATTGTTAATGTCAGACTGCGACTCTCTAATACTAGATGCATCTTTATCAGCCTTAAAAATAAACTCATTATCACCGATTGGATATTTGAAACCTTCAAAATCGTCAGTAATTAATTCCTTTGTTTTATTAACAAATTCTTGCGTTTTTTGCTCTACCAAAGTTTGTTGCTCTTGTTGAGACTTTGTAAACTCATCAAGTTTAGCTTTAGCTTCTTTGTACTCATTAGGAATAGTAGCATCTGTAGAAGACCCTTCAACTGGTGCTTTATACTTTTCTTTTTGAGACTCTAAATAACTAATTGCTTCACTTAATAACTTTTTCTTATTTCTTTTCTTTTTTCTTATCTCGCCTTCATCATCTACTTCTTCATCATACTTAAAGTCAGACAACTCATCGTTAATATCTTCTTGGTCGAAGTAAGGATTTTTTTCTTTTAAATACCTACTTAACACAACTTCTTCACTTTCGCTCTTCCAATCTTTTTGTAATTCTAAATAATCAGAATAACTTCTGTTGGTTTCTTTTTTGTAGTCTAAATAACTTTTAACATCATCAGGAATATCTAATTCTTTTTGCTCCGTTTTAGTTAACGATTCAAAATTATTAATATCTAATCCCTTTTCATTTTTTAAGTAGTTTAATACTACATCGTCATTTATTTGCGCTTCATTCCTTTCTTCATTCCCTTTTTCATCTTGCTTTTGCAACTGCTCTTTTTGCTTTTGCTGTACGACTTTTTCATCTTCTTGTTGTGTTTGTGATTTATCTTCTATTTGTTGTTCTTCTTGCTTTTCATCCTTTGGAGTAACTGCTTGAAATTTAGGCTTAGCTGCATCATCAACCATTTTTAATTTACCTAAAGGACTTTTCACTTCTTCTGTATTTGATTCAGTATTCATATATATTTTATTTTATTGATATTACAAAGATAATTATATTTTTTTTACTCAATTTCAAAGTCCGCTAACTCATCGTCTTGACTAAAATCTATCGCACCCGTATCTTTTTGTCTTTGCTCTATAAGCCTTGATTGTGCAGTAGCTTCTTTCTTAACTCTTTCATCTTTCTTTTGCTCTTTCATTAACTCACGTTGCATACGCTCTTCTTTCTCGTCTTGCTTTATTGGGATTTGGAATGAAGCCTTAACTTCTTCGTGCTTGTCTTTTAAGGCATATTCTTCTCGCATTTTATCCATAGCGTTTTTGTGCTTAATCCCTTCTAAACCTGCTTCGCCATCTACTTTCATTTTTTGCTCTTGTAGTTTAGACTGTGAAGCTGCTTGTGCAGATTGAATATTAGCTTGTTTTTGTGCTTCAATTTCTTGCATCTTTTGTTCTTGTAGCTTTTGCTCTCTTCTTTTCTTGCGTATTTTAAGGATTTCATTAGCATATTTTAGATTTTTAATAGCCATTATATCAATCTTATCTTCTGTTCCTAATGTTCCATTTTGTATTTCGATAGCTATATCTTTTTCTAATTGTGCTTTTTCTTCATCATCCATAGTTAAGTCTACGTGTATAGCAAAATCATGTAAATGTAAATTTTCTACAAACTCTAAACTTCTAACATTTCTACTTCCTATTTTATTAATTAAGTCTTGTTTTGTTTCGCTGTACTCTAATATATCAGATATTCTGTATGATAGTGATTGAAATAACTTTCTCGTAATGTATTTACTCCCTTCTAGTATATGTCTAGTAGCTACGTTTGAGTTGTATGCAGCCATTTTTTGAATACCTACTAAGGCATCTTTGTCTGGTGTACTTGCATCTACTGCTTCGTTTACTCCTGTTATATCACGTATCTGTTGTATATTAAACATATACTGTTTCTCTAAAGCTGCAAGTTTGTTGTTAAACCCTGATGTAGTAATTTCCTGAATAGGTACTTTTCCGTGATTAAAGTCTCCGTCA